TGCCCGGATTCAAGCGTTCGAGGATACATGGCAATGGGACCAGGTGTCAGCAGCACGTTACGAGGAAACGGTCGAGGCGGGCGGCTCAGTCGCTGATGTCCTGCGGGCGTTCCGAACGTTCCTCGGCACGAACGACTTGCTCGCCTACCTCTCCATGATGGCCCCTCGACTCGTCGAGCTCCGCCGTGTCCTGAAGCCGACCGGATCGCTCTACCTGCATTGCGACCCCACGGCGAGCCACTACCTCAAGCTCCTACTTGACGCGGTGTTCGGGGCGGAACATTTCCGAGCGGAGATCACTTGGCAACGGAGTGCGGCGCACAGCGATACCAAGCAGGGCATGAAACAACCTGGACGAATCCACGACGTGATCCTCTTCTATTCCCGCTCCAGTGATTGGACGTGGAACCCTATTTTCACCGCCTACACTAGGGAATACATCGAAAGCCACTACCGATACGTTGAGGAGGGCACGGGTCGCCGCTACCGTAAGGGCGACCTAACGGCAAACAAGCCGGGGGGTGATACAAGCTATGAATGGAATGGGGTTCGCCCCTACAAGGGCCGTTACTGGGCCTATTCCAAGGAGAAGATGGCTGGATTCGAGGCGGAGGGACGGCTGGTCTACACGAAAACTGGAATGCCCGAGTACAAGCGATATCTCGATGAGATGCCAGGGGTTCCTCTCCAAGACATCTGGACAGACATCGATCCAATCAATTCTCAGGCCCAAGAACGCCTTGGTTATCCAACACAGAAGCCGGAAGCGCTGTTAGAGAGAATCATCGAAGCGAGCAGTAATAAGGGGGATGTGGTCCTCGATCCGTTCTGCGGTTGTGGGACGACGATTGCCGCCGCGCAGAAGCTCAGTCGCCCCTGGATCGGCATCGACGTAACACACTTGGCGATCAGCCTCATCAAAGTTCGCCTCCGGGATGCATACAGTGATGGCGTGAAGTACGAGGTTCTCGGCGAGCCTACCACTATTGAGGGAGCCCGAGAACTTGCCGAAACCGACCCGTATCAATTCCAGTGGTGGGCACTTGGGCTAGTGGGAGCCCGACCGGCCAACCAGAAGAAAGGCGCGGATAAGGGAATCGACGGGCGGCTCTACTTTCACGATGGGTCCGACACAACCCGACAGATTGTGATGTCAGTGAAGGCCGGGAAGCTTCACGCCACCCATGTCCGTGATTTGGGCCATGTGAGGACTCGGGAGGACGCCGAGATTGGAGTGCTCCTAAGCTTCGACCGACCGACCAAGCCGATGCGGGCGGAGGCGGCCTCTGCGGGCTTCTATGAATCGCCATGGGGCAAGCACCCCCGGCTCCAACTGCTCACCGTCGCTGAATTGCTGCAGGGCAAGGGGATCGATTACCCCCACGTCTCCGGGGCGAACCTCACCTACAAGCAGGCTCCTCGTGCTGTCCGCAAGGTGGCCGAGAGGGGCGACCTGTTCGACGCCGACCCGGACGACTAACTGTTACAATCAAACTGACCCACTACCTCGAGACGACCCTGCTTGCACTGGATAAATCCCCAGATTTCGTCGCACTGGAGCAGCCTGCACGGCAGGTCCACCATGACCCGTCGCTGGTAGTCCAGGCACACGTCGCCAATCTCCGCCAGGAGCTTCAAGATCGTCACCTTCGACGCGCCAGTCTGGCGGGCCGTAGCGTTCACGCTCGCCCCTTCGCAGAGGGCGGCGATGATCTGGGTCCGGCGTTCGGCTGACAGGCGGTTCATGGGTCCCTTAGCTCAGTTATTCTAACTGAACCAATATGCTTGCAAATGGGCCTAATGTCAATAGGCCATTCCGCACTAATCAGGCTTGTGCCAAACCGGGGGATGGCGCTATACTATGGTGGTCGGAACGGAAACCGGCGGTCTCGGGAGTAACCCTGGGCAGGGTCCGAGCCGCCGGAAACCCCTCACAGCGGCAGGAGCCGCAGGAGGTGAGCGATGTCGGCGACGAAAAAACTAGCTGAGATCGGGCTTTGAGCGGGGACGGTGGGGTCGCCTCCCGCCGTCCCTGCCTGGTCTCAGATGATGGGAATATACAGCCCTGTACCTCAAAAAGGTATAGTGACTCTGGCGCGCATCCTGGGAGGGTGATCTAACGACATGACGACGGACACGGACATGAAGATTGACTATGTGGTGGTACTAAAGGACTTACAGCAACAGCTAGACGGGATTGACGAACGCCGCCAGGCGCTGCAAGCCTCCATCGCGGCCATCAAGCGCCTTGTCGGCGCTGAGGGCCAGGTACGCATGGTTTTCGGCTCCGATGGCTCCTCGGGGGGGGGGGATGAGCGGCGACCGGCATCCATCCCGCCAGGATTCTTTGCCTCCAAGACGCCGACTGACGCTTACCGTGACCTAAAAAAGCTCTGGCCTGGGGACTACACCGCCCCAAGGATCGTAGATGCCTTCATTCAGGGCGGGATGAAGGGGAAGACCCGTACCCAGTTGTTGCAGGCGGTTCATTCGGTTCTCAAGCGGGAACGAGATAAGGCGAAGCGGAACGGCAACGGTGCAGACTAGGTAGCCTTCCATCGTGTCCGTGCCGCCTTCCGGGCGATGGTGGTCCGCTTCCGCGCTGAGAGCTTCCGAGCCCTAGCCTCGCCGCCCTTTGCCCTCTTGCTGAGGGGGCGCGGCGGCGTATCGGCTACGTCTCCGGTCGAGAGATCAACAATCCGCTTGGCGAGCTGGTTCATGTCCGTCGGGCGGTCTGGGGTGGAGGGTCGTTTCGGCATACTCCAAAGCTAGGGCACCCCGCCCAGACCGTGCAACTTCAAACTGTACCAGTACCGAACCGCCGGGACCGCATGAGCGCCGCGAACTCCTCCCGCGCCACGGCCACCGAGTCCACCGACTGGACGTGAACGACGCGCCCTGGCCAGACGTGTTCAGCCGCCCGGATCGCCCCGGCCTTCTCCTGGGCTGACACGCGGCCGAGTTCGCGGAGTTCGTAGGCAATGAAGGAGAACCGCGCCACGCTAGACCTCCGTGCCGTCGGCGACGGTGAACGGCGTGTACTGGAGGTCCATGTCGCCCGCCTTGCTCCAGATAGCATAGAAGCGCAGCCCCACGCCCAGGGGGAGGATGTGCGTCTCCAGGAGCGTCTTGCTCACCTCATGGTAGAAGGTGCCCGAGAGCCCGGACGCCTCGGTCGTGGCCAGGGCGTTCACGTCGGCGTGGATGGCCGCTCCGTTCTTGGTGGCCGACAAGCGGAGCACGATCCCCGTCACCGCCAGGGCGGCCGGGGCGGCCAGGACCCCCTTGGTGTTCGGGATTTCGACGGCCATCTGGAAGCGGAACTTTTTCCGGCAATCCACGGCCTGCGGGGTAGGACTCATGGGACACTCCGATCAGACAAGGTGAGGCCCGGCACACTGCCGTCTTGTACGGTGTAGCTGGGCGTGGAGGTATCGTCGAGGCGGTAAGCCGGGATACTCTGGTCGGTGAGGACCAACACCATCTTGGCCACGACATCGAACGCCGGGTCCAGCGCCGCGACGTTGATGACGGCCGCCGCTGGCGTGGTGGCAATCGCGCTGCTCCCGCTGAGACTGGGGGCCAGGGCCTGCACGGTCACGATGGTCGGCGACGTGGTCCAGGTCGCCCCACCACTCGAGATGAGCGTAGGCCCCGACGCCTGCACCGACACACTGGCCACGGGCGGACCGAGGACGACCGCGCTGGCCCCGGTGAGAACGGGCACGACCGCTTGGACGGAGACTTGGGCAACCGCCGGGGCCAGTGATACGGCCCCGCTCCCGGCCAAGGTCGGATCCGAGGCGGCCACAGTCACGGCGGCCCCAGCCGGGGTCAGAGCCACCGGGGTACCCGATCCCACGAGTGTCGGGACCTGAGCCGCCACCGAAATGACCGCCACCGCTGGGCTGAGGGCGACCGTGCCGCCGCCGATCAGAACTGGAGCCACCGCCGCCACGCTGATCATCGCGGTGGGAGGACTCAGTGTTCCCGAGCCCGCGAAGGCCGGGGTCTGGGCCGCGATGTTGACCGTGGCGACCGCTGGCGTCACGGTGACCGCTCCCGGCACCAACGCCGGAGCACTGGCCACTACTGACACAGCGGCAACCCCTGGGGTCAGCACGGCGGGTGCCGGGATCAATGACGGGGCGATAGCCGCCACGTTCACTGTCGCGGCGGCGGGCGTCAGCGTCCCCGAGCCCACAAACGTCGGGGCAATGGCGGCCACGGTGACAGCCGCCACGGCGGGCGTCAGAACGGCGGGCGCCGGGACCAGCGCCGGAGCTACACCGGCCACCGACACAGCGGCCATGGCTGGGCTGAGCGTGACCGTACCAGCGCCGACCAGGACCGGAGCCTGGGCCGCCACACTGATGCTGGCGCCAGAGGGTGTGAGGACCGCCGCGCCCGACAGGGTGAGCGTGGGAGCCACGGCGGCCACCGAGACCGACGCGACGGCCGGGCTGAGGGTCACCGGCGCCACGGCCAGGGTCGGTGTCAGCGCCGCAACAGTGACCGCCGCCACCGCCGAGAGCCACCCTACTGGGGTACCCGAGCCGACCAGGGATGGTGTTTGGGTGGCCACGCTGACCGAGGCGGTTGAGGGCGCCAAGGACACGGCGCCCAGCACCAGCGACGGGGCGACCGCTGCGACATTTACGCTCGCGACGGCAGGACTGAGGGTGACCGCCCCACCCGCCGACAGCGCCGCCGTTGGCCTCGGGATCGGGTAGCTACGCCCAAACCTCGCCATCTAGGGCGCTACTCCTCCCAGACCAAATATGCTATCGCATCCACGGCCACCGCCGCATGCACCCGAATACGCAGGAACTTGCTCACGTCGATGCCCGGCTCTCGGCCCAGCGGGAATTGATGGAAGTAGTTTGCCATAGGTTGGAGCAGTAGCGCGTCCAGCGTACGCACTGCCGTGATCGTGCCCTCGGCGGTTGCCGTGTAGCCGGTGGCCGCCGTGCCCCCGATGCAGAGCGACAGACTGTCCCCCGCCCCCCGATATTTGGTTGGCGTCAACGCCGTGACGGTTGCCGCTACGTCAGTCTCGATCAGCTCGACCGGGATGCCGGTGGCGGCGGCCGCGCCGGAAAAGGCGATTCCCCATTCGATCAGGTGGATTTTGCGGGTGCTCGGCGTTGCGACTTGCAGCAGCGTCTTGATGTCCGTCCCGGTCGTGACGGCGACCCGCTTGGCGGTGGTCGGTTCGGGGCCGTTATAGGCAACGTAGAGCGGCATGGGTAGTACTCCTTTTACCAGTAGGCGGCCCGAGGGACCGCTTGTGAGTGAGCGACGGCAAAAATGATCGCCCCCGTCCCTGGGTTGATAATCGTGTCGAACCCAACGACGGTGATGCCAATGACCCGGCCTGAGACGTTGGTCGTATCGGCTTGGATATTGCAAGAGAGCCGTGCCCCGCTGGCGATCGTGCTGATCCGCATCGGGCCGTAGTGAGTGGGACTGGTCGTCGGCCCGCCCGTCTGTTCCGTCCGCCACACCAGGTTCCCGAGCACGACGACCTCGCTCGCGGCGGCACCCGTCTCGATGTCGCACAGCAACCGGGTGTCGGCTCCCGCCGCAACATCTCCCGTGAACACACTGATCGCGTCAATGGGCGCGCCCGTACTGGCGACGAGTTCGGTGCGTACCTTGGTGTTGGCTGTTGCCCCGGCATCGCAAGCGATATCCAGGCAATGGGTGGTGGCGGTCGTGTAGATCGGGGTCTGATCGCTCAGGTCCTCGATCCCGTACAACACCAGTTCGACCGTGGTGGAATTCGAGAGTCCGAGGTTGGCACTGACCCGCGATCCAGCCGGAATCTTGAGCGGGACGAACACGACTTGCCCGATACCTCGAGCAGATTGTCCCTCCAGTATCCACTCGAAGATGTCCACCTCGCTCGCGGCGGCACCCACAGCAATCTTTGCCTTGTACGCGCCGGAGTTGGACTGGAACGCGCAACCGATATAGAACCCGTACCAGTCTTGGGACGTCGAGGCGATGAGTTCCGTGTAGGTCGCGTTGTAGTTACCAGTGGAGCCGGACGTGACCACCGTTCCGCTGGAACTGGCCGTGACCGCGCCCGCCGTTTCAATCGTCATTTAGGTCAAACCTCCGTTCATCGTTCCGGCTCCAAGCTGGCCGGTGGCACATCACCCGCCCGACGCGGAATCCCCAGCGAGTCGCACCGGAACGGCACCAACTTCTGTGCCACCAGCATCGCGAAGCTGTTCTCCATGCACTGCTCCACGTGGGCCACCCGGCGCATCTCGCCTTGCTCCTGCTCGATCCGGTCGATGTGCCCATGCAACTCGTTATCCCGGTCGAGCGCCTCGTTGTCCCGATCCAACGCCGCCACGTCCGCTGTCGAATCGGAGGTGTGCCAGACCTGCTCGTTCGCGACATGCTGCTGGAATCGCACCGGCAACGGCTCCACCGTGGTCCCGAAGAACCGCAGCACCGCCGCGCCGATGGCGGCCGCCCCGAGGAGCGCTCCGCACACCGCGCCGACCTGTTGAACGCGCGTCACCCCACCACCCCCGCGCCCTTACACGATGTTGAAGTGCAGGAATCCCGTTGCCGCGAACTGCAGCGTCACGTCCGACCCGTTCGTCGGAATGTTGGTCGGGTCGAGGTACACAATGGGCACACTGGTCGTGTCGTTCGCCCCGCCCTCCTTGCCGATGATCGCCGCCTCCAGGGTTTCCCCGGTGCCGAGCGCGGTCCAGGTCACGTCCGCCGCGTCGACCTCCACCCGGTCATTGGTGTCATCTACGGCGATGGTCTTCGACGCCAGTGTTTTCCGGCCCGCGCCGCCCCAGCCTCGGGTATAGCCCGAGACGTTGGTTTCGGCGTCGACGATGTCGTTCGCCCCGCCCGCGTCGAAAATCGTGTGATCCGGATCGTAGGTGTACGGCGTGGCCGTCGACACCAGCAGCACCTTGATCGTATCGACGAGGTAGTCGATCGTCCCGTCGAGCCAGACCTTCACTCCGTTTTGATACGCCCCGCTAGCCATGGTAGCCTCCCATCATGATGTTGAACGTGTGCTGGAGGAGGGCTGCGATGACCTCTTCCGCTTGCGTCGGTACCATCGGTTCGAGCACGGCCGCCGTGCCGTCCTCCAAAATCACGGTCGGGGGTTTGACCAACAGCCGCCCGGGCAGGGTCCAGGCCCCGACCGTCTGATCCGCCTGCTGGGCGACACAGGCCCGCGCCCAGACCGCCCGGCGGACGTTCCCCAGGGCCAGCCGGAGCGCCTGCACCTGGATCTCGTCATTGAGATCCAGTGGCTCCAGCCAGACCAACTCCGCCTCGGTGGCCAGCCCCTCCCGCTTGTAATTCGCGTTCGCCTGATGCGCGGCCGCGTCGGCGGCATCCAGCGGCGCCGGTCGGTGCCACTCCCGGAAGACCATCACCCCGTCCGCGGTGTGTCGGGTCTGGGTCTCACCCAGCACGTACACAAAGCCGTCGAGGTAGAATCGATCCCCGGGTGCTGGTGTCTTCATCGTCTGCTCCTTGTTCCGTTACCCGGACGCCCGACTGAGCGCCCGGAGGTAGTACGCCTCAGTACTCGTGCGCTTCTCCCGGGGCACACCCTTCCGCAAGACCTTCGGCGGGATCGGCGGCGGGCGCTGTTTCGCCGGCGGCTTCATGCCGGAGGAACTTTCCGCGCCGTGACCTCCAGCCCCCCGACCGGGGCCGGAGCCACGTCCACCACCACCAGATCCGTCTCCGCCGACACGCACGAGGGGATATCCCTGCGATAGCGACACACCTGGACGGCCACCGTCCAGGTCGCCTCCCCGAACGGGATCGGCTGGCGGTCCTCGAAGCTCGTGGCCGTCGGGGCGACCAGTGTGCCCACGGCCCCGCCAGTGAACCGACCGACCACGACCCGCATGGAATCCACCGGCCCCCGACCGTCATCGGCTGGGATGGTCCAGGTCGCCGTGGTGACCGCGGTATCCGGGGCATCCGCCACGGGAGCCCGGACCGTCGCCAGTCGGAGCGAGGCCCGCGCGACCGGGGCGACCGGCACTTCCCCGATCGGCCCGGGCGGGGCGGGCCGCATGAGGTGGCACCCGCCGAGGAGCAGGGCCGCCACCATCAGAGTGATTCGGGTCATGGGAGATTCTCCTTCGTGCGATCGGCCTTGTGGAACAGGAAGGCCAGGAACGCCGACACGACGGCCGCGACATTCTCCCCGGTCAGCCCGAGGATGTCGGTCGGCAGATCCGTGATGCCGAGCACGGTGTACGCTTTGGTCAGCAGGACCGCGATCACGCCGACCAGAATTCGCTTGGCGGCCGCCGGCATCCGATCGAGCACGGCGAACAGGCGCTGCAGCCCATCCGCGAACGTGGTGGTCAGCGCGGCCACGGCCAAGATCAGGATCGGGAACAGCAACTCTTTGAAGACTTCCATGCGGTACACTCCTATGGTTCAGGCTGCCGGTGGCAGCGGTGAAGGTGGTGCGAGATCGGCCCGGAGCTGCGCGACACTCAGGACCGGCCGGGCCGGGTCACTCCCCGTCGGGTCGTGCTTGCGACCGAGCGGATAGGCTTCGGTCTCGTGGCCCACCACGCGCCAGCTCTCCTCGAGCGGCCAGTCGTGGGCCCGGAAGTAGCAGCGGACCAGGTCGAGAATCGTCTGGTACTGCGCTGGCGTGACGACCTCGCCATCGGTCGCCGCCGCCGAGATGCTGTAGAAGGCGCTGTTCGCGTCCCGGTAGGGCAATCGCGGATCGCTCGACCGGCAGACGCCCGCGTGGTACGCTCGCGCCCTGTCCGGAGCGATCCGAATTGAGACTCCAGAGTCCAGCACCAACCACTGGTAGCTGACCCGGCAGGCGGGATCGTGGAGCAGCCACTGGACGGCGCCAGCATCGGAGGAGCTGGCGTCGTAGTGGAGCATGATCCCCATCCGTGGCTCCCGCAGCGTCTCTCCCCAAGCTGGCATCGTCAGCCCCCCGTCCCTGGTTGCGTCGAGCTACCGAGCGGCGGGTACTGCTCCAACCCGCTCACCGTGAACGGGCCGTAGGTGCCCTCGACGATGACCCGCTCAGCCGCATAGGCCGCCGCCTCGCGCGGGCGCTGCTGCTTGGATCGGATCGTCACCGTGTCCCAGACCGAGCCCACGAGGTAGTGGAGCCCGCCTTCAACCCGCTTCTGCTCGCAATGCACGATCTCATGGGCTACCAACTCGGCCGGGGCCACCGGGGAGGGCTGGCCGTTGACGAGCACCCTGGGTCCATACCACCGGAGCGCTATCGTGCTCTTCCAGAGCGACAGGCCGCCGGTGCCCCACAGCTTGGGCAGCCAGTGGCCCTCGATCACGGTGATGGGCCGCCGCATCACGTCCAAGCCCTTCCAGAGACTCGGCGCGGCGTACTCCAGCCAGAGCACGCGCTTGATACCCCTAGCCTGTGGCGGGAACCACAGGAACACGAGGATCACCAAGTTGACAAGGCCAAGGACGATGGCCGCCCACACCCAGAGTGGCATTACTCGCTCACGGTGAAGGAAGAGGACATTGTCTTCCCACCGCAGTTGCGGCAACGACCATCGGTCCCAGGACGAGAGGCAGACCCAATACAGAAACAGAACCAGTCCCTCGCCTCGTTCAACTCCACGGTTCGGGAAGTCGTCGTCACCGGGTGTGGGCACGACGCCATCCACGGGGCCTTACCAGCCCCACAGACTGGACACCGCCAACCGTCGATCATGTCGCCTCTCTTTCCCGGTTACCTGCTCAACGCGACGGCAATCGCCGCCACGATCCCACCTCCGGTGACGACTGCACCGAAGAACGCCAGCGCCAGGAGGACGTTGGCCCTACCCCTGCCCTCGCTGTCCGAAGTACGGTGCCTCGAGTCGCCGGGTCCGTCCGTCCAGATCATCCACGTCCTTATCCAGGCGCTTGATGTCGCCCCGCACCTCCGCGAGCCCGACCCGGACGCCGACGTACGCGCTAAACCCCGCGCCGATCATGCCGGCGAGCGAGATCAGGACGTTGACTTCCACAGCCGCTCCGACAACGAAACCATCACCCAGGCGATACCCTGGCAGAACACACTGAAGACAAAGGCGAACGTCATCACGACGGTCAGCGACCGGGGCAACGGCAAGGGTTGTGGTGTCGGGTACAGTTGCCGGAGCACCACAATCCCCGTCAGGTACAGCCCGCTGACGACGCACATCGCTCCCGTGGTCCCGAGGAAGATCCGGACGAACACCACGGGCTCACGCAAGGCCAGCTCAGAACCACCACGCCCCGAGCGCCATGCACCGGGTGTCATGAGTCGAGGGCCTCGGTGATGGGCAGACAGCGGGAGAAGAGGAACCCATGACCGGGCCGACCGATCTGCGCGTGGAGCATCTCGTGGCGCAGGGCGTATCGGGTGATCGGGAGGGCGAGATAGATCCGGTCTTCCTCCCACATCCCTTCGGCCTCGACACGACCGGCGTACCGGGTCTGGACGTGAAATGGGGACGCCTCGACGGTATAGAACCGGAGGTCGATGAACTGATATCGGGGAACCAACACCGCGAACTGGCCGCAACTCTGCCAGACCCGGTCGTACTCGGTTGCCCAGTCGGCGGGTGGGGGCAGGAGGGCGGTGACCGGCTCCTCCGGGGGCAACACCGGCTCCTCCGGGGGCTGCGGGGACACCAGCAGCAGCGGGAGCAGGGCCAGGGCCCAGCGATGCGGTCGGGTCTGATGCACGACGAGGCCCCCCAGTAGTGCCCAAGTGCGGGCGGGCCTCGGGGGCCTCAGTGTGGTCCTACGGTGCTCCTATACCAACCAGTAATCTAGCGCGTCGGGTGCGCCCCGTCGAATCCGCGCCTGGTGGGCGACCTACCGCCTAGCCCAGTGCCACGCCGGACCGCGCTGCCGTCTTCAGCGTTTTCCCGTTCGCGTCGCTCGCTATCACCATGAAATCGAACTGGTCGCCGGTCACAAACCCCGAGGTCACAGCCACATAGGGCGACGTGACGTTCAGCGCCGAGTCGGATGAGTAGATCACACTCGCCGAGTCCATCAGCGTCCAGGTAATGTCGTATGTGGTCCCGGTCGGGAAACCGGAACTTGACCAGGAGAAGGACACATCCCCTGCCGTCGGGTCGTCGCCCACCGCTTTATTCAGGGTGAGCACCAGCGGCAGCACCACCACCGACGGCACCAACTGCGTGTCCGTGATCGTCTGGCCGCCCCGGTCGATCTTGAATACGTAGACATCATCGGGCGAGGCATAGGCCGGGCGGTTGAACGCCACCCCGGACGTGAGCCCCGCGGCCGCTGGCGTCCCGAACGCTGCGCCATTCTTCGAGACCGTCACCGTGCCGGTCGCCGTCCACGTCAGCACCCACTGGGTTGTCGGGTTGGTGGTATCGGCTTTCCCCTGGATGGAGAAGATCGGCCCATCGCCCGGCCCCGTATCGGTGGTGGACTGGGCAGGCACTAGCACCACGTCGTCGTCTGGCTGCACTCCACTGAGGACGGCCCGGTACTGGCCCGCGCCCGCGCCGCCCCCAGCCGCGCCCCGGTTAATCACATAGGTTTGTGGGCTCGCACCGGGCACCCCGACTCCGAGCCCGCTATTTGCCGTGGCCGATCCCGTATACCCGACCAACTCCACGGTCGGGGTTCCCAGGGATGTGGCTGCCGCCGACACACTCACCGTGATCGTCGTCGCCGTGCTCGATGTCACCGCCGCCGTGCATTGGGCATACTCGGTGTCGGCACTCGCCTGCTCCGGCACCGTCAGGATGTCCTCGTCGTCCACGGCACCCGACAGCACCGCTTTCCAGCGGCCTGCCCCCGCGCCACCTCCGGCTGCCCCCCGGTTGATCACGTAGGTCTGTGGGCTCGCACCTGGCACCCCGACCCCCAGTCCGCTGTTTGCCGTGGCCGACCCCGTGTACCCGACTAGCTGCACCGTCGGCGTCGAGAAGCCCGTCGGCGCGGAACCAACCACACTCACCGTCATCGTGGTCGCCGTGCTCGACACGACCGTCACGACGCACCCCGTGTAGGGGAGTACCTGCACCGGCACATCCACCGCATCGCTGTCGCCCACGCGGTTCGCGGCCGTCACCGTGAACACCACCTGCCCGTCGCCGAGGCCATACACGGGCCGGGTGATGGTATAGTCGATGTACGTGCCCGCCGCCTCGGTGAGTGTGGCCTCGGGGGTCACCGTTCCGCCGGAGGCCGGGGTCACGGGCAACGTCGCATCGAACTTCTGATAGGTGATCGTGGCACTCCCAGCGCCCTGCGGATAGGGGTCCGCGACCGACACCCGGACGATGACCGTGGTCTTGTCGGATCCCGTGACCCGGACCCGCGTCAACAGGCCGACCGTGTCCCGACCTATTTCCGCGATATAGGCAAAGTCGTCGTCATCCACATGCCCAGCGGTCACAGCGCGGAACTGCGTCTGCCCCATCCCCGACTCGAACGCCCCCCGATCAAACGTCCAAGTCGACCCACTGGCCACGAGTGTCCCGATGGCCGCGCCAGCCGTCTGCACCGCCGACCCGGTCACTGCCACCAGCTTCACCTGTGGCGTGCCACTCGTCGCCAAGCCGATCACCGTCACCGTGATACTGGTGGTGGTGACCCCAGAGATGGAGACCTGGCATTCGCTGTATTTGGTATCCTGCTCCACCGCGGGCACCTCAACCGCCACCGTCGCGCTCACATACCCCGTGGCGGTCAGCAGGAACTGCACCCGGCCTGTCCCCGTCCCCCATGCCGGTCGGGTGATGGTGTAATCGATGAACTCCCCAGCGGCCGGGGTGGCCGTGATGTCCGTCATGAGGTTCAGGGTGCCACCGCTGGCCGGGGTCGGCGTCAGGTTGCTCACCCAGTCCACCGTAGCCACGGCCGTCGCCAGACTCGCCCCAGACACCCGGATCACGTAACTCGTCGGCCCCGAGGACACCACGGTGGCCTTAGCGGTGATCGTGTCGCGCACCTGGGCCAGCACCTCGACGGCATCGGTATCGCCCACGCGGTTCGCTGCCGTCACGGTGAACGTCACTCGACCCGTCGGCTGCAGATAGGCCGGACGATCCACGACGAAGTCCTTGTACGTGCTGGCGGCCTCGGTCAGTGTCGCGGCTGGCGTCACGGTCTGCGGCGACGCGGGGGTGATCGTCCCGACGCCCGAGGCCACATAGGCGATCGAGGCGCTGTCCGCCCCCTGGGGATAGGGATCGGCCACCGCCACCCGGATCGTCTGCTGAGTGCCGGTCTGGGCCGTCTGCCGCGCTCGGACGAGCAGCCCTACCGTGTCCCGTCCCTGTTCGGCGATATCCACGAAATCGAAGTCCGACTCGTACCCGGTCTGGAACGCCTCGAACTTCACCTGCCCCATCCCCGCCTCGAACGCGCCCCGGTTGAAGACCCAGACCGTGCCGCTCGCAGAGTCCACGTCAATCGCGGGACCGCTGCTCAGGGTGGCCGATCCGGTGATGGCCTTCAGGCGCACTTCTGGCGTGCCGCCCGTGGTGAGGGCCGTCACGGTGACTGTGATCGTCGTGGCGGTGACCCCCGTGATCTGGGGGACGCACTCGGCATACTCGGTGTTCGCCCCAGCGGGCGACGCCATCTCAATCACATCCACCGCATCCCACACCGATTCACGACCCGCCAGCGCCGCCGTGAACAGCACGCGCCCCTGCCCCGCGCCCGAGGCCGGGCGGTTGAACACATACGGCCCCACCCCGGACCCGGAGACGTAGGTCGTGCCGAACGCCTCATAGCTGATCGTGGGACTCCCGCCCAGCGTATCGAGCACCTCCAGCAGGACCGTCACCGTCGTGGCGTCGCTGGCCGTGATCTCCGCGAGGATCTTCATCGCCGCCTGGGCATTATCGCGGCTGGTGGTCGTCAGGTGGATGGGGTCGAGGTACGGCACCGAGAGCGCCACCGGCCCGGTCTTGGTGAGCCGCCGCGTCTCCTCGGCGATGACCACCTGCGTCTCGGCCGGGGCCAGCGGGTTCTCGTCCAACTCCACGATTCTGGTGGTGAAGTCGGGCACCAGAGCGGACTCGGCCCGGACGTTGACGGTCTGCCCCAGCACCACGTCGGGCTGCCCAGCCACGCCGAGCGCGGCCAGGTCGAGGAGGCCCACGCGATGACTGGCCGGCTGGCTCATCGCCCGCTCGGCGAGGAAGGCGTTGATCCCCTGCCAGATCCGCGAGCCACCGTTACCCTCCAGCACCGCCCGCACGCCCTGCGCGGGGCCACACCACAGGCTATCGGCGATGATCGTGCCGCTCGTGGTCCCGACCGTGATCAGCTCGACCACCACGGTCGGGCTGGTGCCCACATGGGCCGAGAGGTCGAGCCCCGAGAGCTGCAACTGCCGCCAGACGTTGAGCGGGGTCCGGTAGCTGATCGGTGCGCCCACGACGGCCCCACCGACCTTAAGCCGGAGGCCGAACGCGCCCGAGGTCAACGCCAGCAGCCGGACCCAGCTCGCCGCGAACCACACCGAGGTCCGGTCCTTGACGGGCCACGTTCGCGAGGGGGTGCTGAGGATCACCGTGCCGTCCGCCACACCCGACAAGACGATCCGGAGCGCCTGTCCCGCCGTCAGGGTCTCGGTACCCTGGGTGGTCATCTGCAGCAGCGTGCCGCCCGACCCCCCGTACCCATCGGGCCGTGCGGTGGGCGTCGTCCAATCCTTCATGGTGGCGTTCCGGTTGACGATGACCGTATCATCCCACTCGGTCTCGTACCGTCCCGCCACCACCCCGAACGCCGCCGCCGCCGTCGGGTGCTCCAGGAAGGTCAACTGCGTCCCGGCGCTGTCCGCCGTGAAGCGGCCCCAGTCGAGCGCCGTGATGCCCGTCCCGTCGGCGACGGTGATCGTCTGCGTCGCGGCCACGCTGGCCGTCACCAGGGTCCGCGTCAGATCGGGCCGCTCCCAATAGGTGCCGACCAGCTGATCGTCGAACCCGATGGGGCCAGCCCCGCCGTGGATCGCCCCCAGCACCACGTCGTTCACCGACCGGCTCACCACCTCCCAATAGGCCGACCCGATGCCCGAGGGGCCGTTATCGCTCGCCGCCCCGAGGATCGTGTTGACCCGTGTCACCATGTCGGCTGATTCTTCGCGCAGCAGAGCGCGGAGATTCTTCCCCGGTCGGAGGTACAGGGCCGGGGCACTAGCCCCCACCCGGATCAGGTCCATCAAGTATTGCGTGGTCCCGTTGCGACGGAGATCCTTCTCATAGCCCGTGACCTCTTCGAGCTTCCGCCACCCGCTCAGGGCGTTGTCCCCGCTGAACCCCACGTCGACCAGCTCGGTCGGCGTCACGGTGCCCGCCGCCACCCAGGCGGGCGTATTGGACCGGAGGAACGTCGCCGCAATCGCGGCGGGAGTGAGCTGCACCGCGCCGGTTTCCGAGTAGACGAACCCGTCCCCGTCGCTGGTGCTCACCGGATAATTGAGGAGCGCCTGGAGCGGGCTGACGCACTCCAGCGCGATCAGGACCTCGTCGAGCGTTCCCTTGCGGACCACCTCGACAATCCACTCGCGCCAGTTGGTGCCGTCCGCACTGATTACCTCGCGGATCACCGACCGGCGGACAAGCTGCGCGGCCAGCCGGTGGTCCCGGGCGATGCTCATGGTCAGCCGGTGCTCGCCACCCAGCCGTCGCACCCGCCGGATGGACACCGGCACGCCGAGGAAGCCGAGGCGCACCCCGCCGTCCGCCTGCAATCGCGTCCAGAGCTCGGTGTACTGGAATCCCACGACAGCGCTCGCGCTGATAGCACTGACGAGGATGCGATCCCCACCAGAGGTCGTGAGGATGTCACTCGTGGAGGTAAGGAGGTACCCCATGAGGTTAGCCGGCCGGAGGTGCCAGCGGGCTCATGCGTGCCATTAGGTTGCGATCAGCCCGTGTGCCCGACAGCGGGCCAAGAGCAAGTTGAGCTGGGTAATCGCGCTGGCGGCATCGGTCGCGTCGGCAACAGCAGCGCCCTGCGCACCAACGACTTTTGTTCCCGCTACCGCAAGACTCGCCGCAACATTAGCCGCACCAGCTTGGGTAACCTGAAAAACCGGGGTAGCGAATGTTGATCCATCAACCGCTGTCGATGGGGTAATCTCGAACCCATTGTCAACATTGATCTGCGCGCCGATGCGCCAGTTATACTTACCGCTCGCGGCATTCTGCATCCAATCGAATACTAGGGCGGCTGCCGCACCTGCTACTTTCCTAAGGATCGCCTGCGTGTCTATCGTCGCAATGCCCGCAAGTGTCAGGTTACCCTCTTTGGAAACACGTGCCTTTTCTACAGCGGGGTTGTTAAAGCGAAATAGGAAGTCTCCGTTCGCGTTGGTAACATCTAAAGTGCAGTTTCCACCATCCGGGCGGTTGATTTGAAAACCAGTGGAGAGGATGGTATTGCTATAACCTGGCGTAGTGCTATTGACTTTTAGCTGACAGTCGTCAGCATCGGCCAGATACAGGGTTACCCCTGGATCAGGGTTTGCCACCCCAATCCCAACTCGTGCACGGTTGACTGGGGTAGTGGCCGCGCCTTTAAGAAGCGTCAGGATATCAATAGAGGCCGAGACATCTCTGATGATGAACTGATCTGCTAATGTACCTCGTACGTCAAGACCCCACGCCTGGGTCGTATCACTAAGACCGATTCGGCCATTGGCCCCCGCACTAACTATTAGGTCCAAAACGAACGCCTGGAGCTGTGCCAGCGTGTATTTCTGCGTGACTGGTCCGCTCCCAGGGGAGTTTTCGACAACCAGTAGATCGTCAGCGGTCAGCGTGCTGCCAGCCGGGAGAGAGGGAATCGCGATATCAGCCATCTGTTAGATCCTTTGTGAAACGAGTGATGCCGAGTCCCGCCCCTACCTCCACTGGCGATTGTAGGTGGCGGTCCACGACCCGGTGGTTGCTTGGAGCGTCGGCCAGGCGCTCGTCTGGTAGCCGGTCCCGTTACTCGGCAGCGGCCGTGGGAAAATCCCGGCGGTGAGCGCGTCCTCGTCCGCCACCCAGACCGCGCCGTCCCACCGCTCGATCGTCATCGCCCCGGGAGCCGTGGTGATCCGGTAGCGTTCTGAGGCACTGAGCGAGGCAAGGGTGGCGGTCCACAGGGTGCCCCCGACGTAGTCCTTCGCGGTAATCATCGGCGTCGTGGCGGCCCCCACGGCCGTCGTCAGGACCGGTTCGCTGGGTGCGGTGCCCTGGGGCATCGCCACGGCGGACGTGGTGAACGCGATGGCTTGGGGGGTCGTGTCCTGCCAGTAGGGATTCGGAGCCCGGAACGTCATCTCGACCCGCACGGGGGGGGCCAACTGGGCGGGCGGGTAATTGGCCGCTGGGAACCGCACGCACTTGGCGGTGATCTGGACATCGGACCAGTCGGCCACGCGGACCGTGACCTGATCCTCACCGACGAGCGCGACGAGCTTCTTCAGGTTGGTCCGTACCGCCGCCTGCGTGGCGCCGTTGAGGTAGCCTCGGAGGGTGAACTCCCGGACGGGCACCCGATGGGGGGCGACGAACAGCGCCCCGCGCATCGTTGGGATCTCGATCTCGGTCGGGATCGCCACCGCCCCGCTCAAAACCTCCCCCTCGTCGGTGAACTGGAAGCCGAGCGTCGCCTCCAGGTCGACCCCCGCCACATAGAGCGTTGCCATTACACATTCCCCGGCGGCAGCCCCGCCGCCCGGTCGGCGCTGCTACTCCGGCCCTCGAGCGCGGCGTCGATCGCCTCAATGTCCAGATTGGACCCCACGAGGCCCCGCCCGATTCGCGCCAACTGCACCAATTCCCGGAGAGCCGCACGCATGTCGGGTAGGTTGGCCTGGTAGACCACCTGCGTCTGCATCAGGCCCGCCAGCCGGTTGGCCTGACTCTCGGTGATCCCGACGGCGGCATTGAAGCTGGTTCGGCTTTCCGCCTCCAGGCCGCCCCCGAGGGACGTACTGCCCTTCAGGAACGCCTCTTCCTGCGCGGCCCGCCGCGCCGCATCCGCTGCCCCGCGCTCGATGCCCTGCACCCGGATGATGTTGTCGATCACCGCCTGACCCAACCCCTGCTCAAGTGCATCTCGGAGCTCTGCTGCATTCCGCTGGATTTGCGCCAATTCGTCGGCGCCCGCTGTCCTGCCCAATGCCCGTAACTCGCGTACCGCCAAGTCCTCTTCTTTGCGGGCCGTCAACTCCAGAACACGTAGCCGCTTCTCCTCCGCCGCTGTGACGCGGTCAATCCACGCGGCTGTCGCCTCCAACGACTGCACGTACTTCGCGAGAGCAAGCGTGGCCTCATCCGCCCCCTGCTCAATCAGGGTGTTGATCTCCCGCTGCTGATCCAACACCACCTGTCGTGCCGCCGCTTCCTCAGTTAACCCCAAGGCAACCAGTCTGCGAACCTCAAGATCCTCGCGTGCCCGAGCGACGAAGGCGTTGATCTGTTTCCCAGTCTCGTCGACGGTGGTCCCAAGCTCTTCGAGCGCGACGTTCAGTTCTCCATTGATGACCCCGGTCAGTCGGTCAAAGATGTCCTCCGTGATCGTGCCCGCTGCGAACAACGCCTCTGCTTCACGCTGCGCGGCAAGAGCCTGGTTCTCTAGTCGCTTACGAGCCGCCCCGGCCTTATCACCGACCAAGGCCAGTTCTCTGGCCTCGAGGTCACCAAGAAACTGTTCTGCCTCCGACTTCTGCTGGATCGCGGCCACCGCTTGGTCGAGTGCCAGCTTCTCCTTCTCTAAGGCATGGACATGCTGCAACACGGCTGTCGTTGCTGCCCCATATCCCTGCTTCGCTGCCTCGGCAATCTGTTCGGCTTGACGGAGCGCCAACGCGGCGGTGGCTGCCTCTGCCTCCGTACCTTCCAGTTCGAGCCGTCGCACCTCCAGCCCTTTCTGGAACGCAAACTCCTGCTGCGCGAACAGGTCCTTCGCTTCCTGGACCTGACGTGCGTACGCCTGCGCAATCTTCCGGGTGGGTTCCCCGAGGGCCTTCGCCGTGACCAGCAGCTCCTTGTATTCCTTCTCCAGCCGATCCAGCGATTCTTGAAGTGGGGTCAGGTGTCGCGCCTGCTCTGCGAAGCGCTTGATCGCTTCCGTCAGCGCCTCGATGTCTCGTGACTTCTGGCCACCATCCCCGCCGAGCAGCCCACCGAGGCCACCGGCGACCCCACCAATCGCTGCACCGACTGGCCCGCCAAGCACGAACCCAGCCCCCGCTCCACCGATGGCCCCCCGGGCAATGCGGGCGCCCGTGCTCTTGCCGGTGATGACCAGGTTGGCCAACGCCGCCACCGCCAGCGCGATCGTGACCGCGGCTTCCTTGCTGCTGCGCCCGAACTCTTGGATCACCTCTGCCATCCGGCTCAGGGCCGACAGGGCGCGCCCGGTGCGATAGCTGACCAGCCCCAGCGAGACCGCGTAATCGATGGACGCTTGGCGGGCCTGTGCCGAGAGTTCGATCTCTTCGCGCCGGGTGACCACCTCCCCGGCAAAGGGGTCCCGCTGACTCGGCAAAGGGGTCGCTGGCTGGAGCGCCCCGGTGACCGCCACCCGAGGCGTGATCCCGATCACCGCGAGGGCCCGGGCCACCCGCGTTTCCAAGACCTCAGCCAAGTGGCCCACTTCGGCTGTCGCCGCCGCAATGGCGCCCACCAACTTCTCCGCGAAGATCGGCGGCAGCTTGCTGGCAACAGCGGTCAACTGGTCCAACAGGGTGAGCTGGGCGGTATAGGCTTTGAGGATCGGGTCGCCAGTGGCGTCGGCGATCAGCTTGAGGGCGGACAATTCCGCCGCATGGAGCCGGGCCTTCTCGGCGGCGGCATCGCGGGCAAATCGCTCGGTTCCCTCCGCCAGTCGCTTCTCGTCGGCCAGTTGAGCGAGCACCACTTTGTTGTGCTCTTCTTGGCGGTTCCGCAGCAGACGGGCCTCGTCCGCGTACAGTTCGGTGATCTCCTTGCGGATGGCAGCGATTCGAGCGGCACTCGGCAGGACGGTGACGGTGCCCTGTTGGGCCGTCGTGATGCGATTGCCCAGGATCTCCCGTTCCAACGCCGCCCGACGCGAGGCCAAGAGCCCTTTCTGGGTGGCGAAGAGCGCACCGGATTCCTCGGCCCGGGCGGCCCGAAGGGACTTGATTAATTCGTCGGTGGCCTTCTTGGCCTCGCGCGAGCGCTCGGTCAGCTTCCCGATGGCCAACGTAATCGCTGCCATGCCCGCCACGACCCCGACCGACAGGAGCGCACCGCCGGACAGCAAGCCCAGGGTGCCCACCACGCGGCCCACGGGGCCGGGAATCGCGGAGAAACTGATGGCAGCCTGTTGGAGCGGGAGGCGAAGCTTGTCCCACTTCACTGAGGCAGTGGCCGCCGCCACGCCGCTACTGGCCGTGAAGCCGGTGACCGACTGGATGGACTGGACCGCTTGTTCGGCCGCCCGCCCGCCCTTGCTCATGGCGTTGGTGAATTGGTTGCTCAGGCGACTGTAGTTCTCGAAGGTGATGCCCCCCTGACGCAGCACCTCCTGGAGACGCCGGAACTCGGCCACGAGCTTGGCTTGGACGGGGGAAAGCGAGCCGAACGACGTCTTGATCCGCTCGGCCGATTGCACAGCCTGGTCGGCTCCGGTTTTGGCCGGAGCCGAGTCGATCTCGATAGTGAGTTTGGCCAGGTCCATCGCGTGCTCCTACTCTTTCGCTAGACTGGCCAGCCAGCAGTCATCGAGCCGCGACAGCATCCGGATCTCCGGTTGGATCAGGACCCGCCGGGTCAGCGTGGCCCAGGCGGCCAGGTCTCGATAGGTCAGCGGGGCGGGCCCCATCGGCCCCATGCTCCGGCGCCCCGCCAGGTCCATGAAATCGCGCCACACCCCTTCCAACTCGTAGGGCAACACGGGACTGACCAACTCCGCCGGCGTCCGCCCGGTCTGCTCCTCCGCGCTCTCCAGGTGCTCTCGAAGCGAGCTACCGTCCTTCTGCCGTTGTTCCAGCCGAAACTGGTGCGTGGCGAAGGCGATCAGCTCGTCTTCGAGGAGCCGAAAAAATTGGCAGCGTCCGCGATGAACTGCTCCACCTGCCGCCGTAACCACGGCAACGCGGTGTACAGCTTCCGGGCATTGGCCTCCGAGTACGCCAACACCCCGCCCGCGAACACCACCCCCGACCAGCCCACCGTACAGGCCACGACCAGTTCCAGCGCTTCGGCCGCCAGCTGCTCGGCGGTCAGGCCGCCGCGCCGGCCACGCTGCGCCTGCTTCAGCCGCCGGTTGGTGCTGGCCCGCTCCATGCTCTGGTAGACCTCGCTGTCCTCACCCAGGAGGGTGATCGTCACCGCCTGGCCGGACTCATCCCGGAGGACCTGCCCGGTCTCCGGGTGGACCACCTCCATCGGGACGCCATCCTCGACGGGGGTCAACTGTGCCAAATCCATCGTCATCGATACGGGCCTCCCGCCCGGTCCTGCGTGGGTTAGAGCGTACTATCCTGGATGGTCAAGGTCGTGGCTTCGCCGGCGAGCCCGGAGCCGCCCGCACTGTTGTACAGCGCGGTGAACGGCATCGTCTGCACCAGCCCCTGGAGTCCGTCGCTCTTCTGTGCCCCGCCCAGCTTGATGCGGGGCAGGTGGAAGCTCAGGAAGTCGGAGTTGATCGCGCTCGACAGCCGGAGGTACGACCACAACTCGGCTTCGGTCTCATCGAGGAACAGGTCCCGCAGGGTGGCGTTCTCGAACAGCACCGTCACCTGACCGGAGACCGCCACGATCCCGGGGAACACGTCTGGGCTCTGATTGGAGCCGACCACCGCCTCGGTGGTCATCCCGCCGTCGAGGTTGAGTTCGATGCCCGTCACGGTGGCGATGTCCGACCCGCCGAACCGGAGCGCCCCATTGACGGCGGCCACGATCCCCGTGGTGGGGGCGGCCGTGGGTGAGGTGTAGTAGGCCGCTCCGGCGGTCGTGATGTTCTGACCGAGCAGCCCGATCGTCAGTGTGCCGAGGCCCGTGGCGGGGAGCCGCACGCCCAGGCTCCGCACTCGGCAGCCGGTGAACAGTTCGCTCAGGGCGACATCCGAGAACCAGTGCTCGACCGAGAAGGAGTCGTTCGTGTGGCCAGTGGCCGGAGTGAAGCTCTTCTTGCCGACCACGGTGCAGGTCACCGAGTCGCCCGATGCCTTGGCCGCGACGACTTCGTCGAGGAGGCCGGTCACGGTCATGACGGTGGCGGTGAGCACCGTGATCCGGTAGTTGCGGGCGTTGTTGTTTGTGCCGCCCGTGGCCCACCCGGTCCAGCGGACGATGTCGCCGACCTTGAACCCGTCGGTCAGATAGGAGCCGGCGGACCGAGTGAAGGTGCCCGGCGGGCCGACCGCCGCCGTGACGGTGGTAATGGCTCCCGTCGTCGCGCCGGCCACGAAGTCCTTGCGGAGCGCAGCCGCCAGCAGCAACTGGTAGGTGCCGGGCGACAGTTCCCCGTCGATCGATCCTTCGACGCGCCGGGTCCCGTGGCGGAAGTCCGACCGCTGGAACGTCGAGACGATTTCCGCTGATTCGTAGGTGTCTTTGACCAGATCGATCCCGGAGGTCACCCGGCGGAGCAGGACGGCCCCGGTCGCGCCCGGCGCCGTGCCGAACACCGACTCCTTTTTGATCCGTACCGACTTATTGACGCCCGCCGCAATGGCCATGAGATCCCCCTGATCCGTTCGGGCCTCAGGGGCCTCAGAGCCTACTGTGATCCTGCTGTGCGTGGGGTGATTACATCACCGTCTGCACCGTCTCGATTTCCCAGCCGATTTCCACCGGCACCTGATACCAGCCCTCCGCGCGGAATCCGCCCCGGCGCGTGGCCCGGGTGATGCGGAGCAACCCGCTCGGCGTGGTGTATTGCTGCCCGTCCGCGAACTGGGTCAGCACCGCGTCCGCCAAGGTGTCCGCCGCGCCCGGCCCCAGGTTCTCCGGGTGGAACACATCCACTAAGTACAGCCCGGTGTGTTGCAGCCAGGCCCCATCGGCGGGAGCCGTCAGGCGGGTCCGGGCCCCGAACACCAGCGTCTCCCGGAGCCACGTCTCCCCGATCGGGGGCTCGAACACCGCGTTCTCCCCTGCCCGGTAGTCGGCTCCGGGGATCCCGGCCACTGTGCCGACGCGAGCGGCGAGAGCGGTCCGCAGATCCTCACTGAGCCCCACGGAGGCCCCGCTTCACCAGAAACGCACCGACCTCGTCGGCGATCGCCTGGGCGGAGTTGAGCGCCAACCGAATGAAGCCACCCGGCGCTTGCGTCGACCACCCGAACTCGAGCCGGCGGATATACCACGCCGTGTTCGACAGGTAGATCCGATCGCCCGCCTTGGCCGTGAGGATCGCGGTTGCCGTCCGTCGTCCTGCCTCGGCTGCCGCCGCTCGCCCAGCCGCCGGGTTGGCCTCGGCCGCCTCGGCGGTGATGGTCGGCGGGTTGCTCGGGATCGCCCCGACGCCCCCGTCCCAGTTGGCCCGCGCGAACCCGCTCGCGATCGGCGTTCCCGGCGAGTACTTCCCGCCCGACTGCACCTCGTTGAACACGGTCTGACTGAACCCCTGCACCAGGAGGTCAGCTTGACCTGGCAACTTGGCCTGCCACCGGGACAGGTCGGCCGTGAACGTCCCGAGATCGCCCTTCATCGCTGCAGCACCACGTCGTAACTCAGGACGGTGGCCCCATCAGGGGCTAGCGGTGGAGCCGACAAGACCGTCCACTTCATCCCCGCCCATTCCGCAATCATCCCGGGCTCCGGCGCGAACGCGAGGCCCACGGGGAGCACCGTCAACCGCCGGGCCCGGTGACGCACCATCTGCCGCTCTTTGAACCCGTCGCCGCTCGATCCCGATTCTGGCACCCCACAGGCCAAGCCCGTGGTGGTCCGCCCATCCGTGGCCGTAAACATCACGTCACCCGTCACGCCCTGAGGCGCCCGGCGGAACGCGGACTCAACCAACGCGCCGAGGTTCATCCGCGCACGATCCGGGGTTGCGGCATGTAGACCAGCGGCCCCAGCACCGGGAAGATCCGCTGGTACAGGAACCGCTCGAGCGGGCTCTTGCCCGTAGCCCCCGGCTCGAAGGACATACTGAGCGTACCCCCGAAGCTGATGGACGACAGGCCCGCGTCCGCCGCCAGCGCCGGATCGGTCGTTTGGTCGAGCAGCCACATGGCCAAGAGGATTTGGGCCCGGATCACATCGGCGGGTATCTCGGTTGACAGGTACAACTCACCTGATCCGCCCTGCTTGGAGACCCCTTCCCGGGGCCACCGGAGGGCCTGCGTCGTGGCCGCTAAGGCCCCGGGCGGGGTCAGGGTATCCAGGATGCGGGTCGCCTCCACCAGACAGCGAGCCCGCGTGTCCTGATCTCCGGCGGCCAGCCAGGAGACCGGGGTCGGCCAGAGCTCCTCGGCGAGCGTCGCAGCATCCGCCAGCGTGGCGTATGAATTACTATTTGCCCCGCCGACGGTGGCCACGAGCGCGACGGCCATCGGTTACTTCTTGCCCTTCGGCTTGGCCGAGCGCTTGGTCCGGGTCCGGGGCTTGGCCTTAGTGGGCACGTCGGGAACCTCGAATAGGATCGTGCCGATGGATTCCGAGGTCGTGCCGACGGATTCCGAGACGTGGATCGTCGTTGTCGTCGTCGGCTTGGTCAGCGGGAGAGGCGTCGCCTGACCCATCTTCCCAAGGGTGGTCGTGACACGGGGCCCCAACGGAAAGGCCGCCTCCCCGAGTGCAATGCGCTCGGACGCGTCGTCCCCCGCCTCGAATTCGCCGGACGCGATCAGTTCGCGGGCGTCAACCGGCCAAGCACGAATGACCTGACCAGTCGCACGTTCCCGTACCAAAACCTTGTGGTCCACTTTACGCCGCCACAGCCAGCCAGCCGGTGTAGTTGATGCCCGTCGCGATCGCCCCGGCAATGCGCGTGTAGAGCCGCATGTAGCGGTACCGGGTGCCCGCGAACTCGTTCGTGACCGGCAGTTCGTAGCGCCCGACGACGGTATCCGCCGACCCGAAATTGACGCTCGAGTCGCCGGTCTTGAGGACCGACCCCACGATGTTGGTGGAGCCGAAGGCCGAGTCATTGGAGAACTGGGCCTCGATGTGGTACGACTCGTCACCCGACGCGACCTCGATCGCGCTGATGTCCAAGACCACCACGGCGTCGACGCGACCATCCCCAAGGTCCAGGATCTTGGCCACCGACGCCACTTCCGCAGCGGCCGACGCGGCCACCAGGCCATCGTCCTTCAACTGCAGGCTCTTGTCGAACGTGTAATTCTTTTGCTGGGACATGGTGTGGTGCCTCCGTTAGACCGTCTGGATGTAGTAGATGCTGACCGTGACCGACCCGCCCCCGGAGACCACCGAGGTGAAATCCGCCGTCGACGTGACCGTGAGGACCGGGGCAACGGCGGCGACCTGGAGCACGGCGCCACTCGGCACCCCCGACTCCACACCCGCCGCCGCCGTCGCGAAGATGTCCACCGTGCTGGTGTTGTACCGATCGACGTCCGATCCGTCGCCGATCGTGAGGGCGGCCGTCGTGTCCCCCGCAAACCCGGCAGGGACCAGGACCTTGGTCCCTAAGATCACCGCCCCGGCGGGAAGGCTCCCCGTGAACGTCTTGGTGCCCACCGTGGTCCCCCCGTCCGTGAAGCTGGAGGCGAGATGGGTTTCGGTCAGCACTTTGATCTTGGGGACCGCCAGGCGCAGCGTGGTCCCTGACACCTCGAGTTCTCCAGTAATCGGGAGTTCCTCGAAGTCCTTGAGCCCGGCGCCCGCCGAGCTCGTCACTTGGAAGCTGAAGGAGTCTGGCATCGTGACTTACGCCACAACCGCGGCGCTCTTGATGCCACGGAGCCGAGCAGCGGCTCGGCCGTGGAACACGGCGATCCCCGCAAACCACTCGACACGGGTCCGGTACACCGGCGCGGTCTGCAGTTCGCCGAGGTCGGTGACCTCCATGGTCTTGTTCTGGATTCCCTGGAGTCGGCCCTCGCCGAACGACACGCAGTAGATCGACGTGCCGACGGCCGACCCGCCCCCCGGATTGGCCTCGTCAAAGGCGATGGGTTCGGTGCCGCCGTTCTCGCTGTAGGGCACCAGGATCGGCAGGTCGTTGTACTGCGCGAGCCGACGACCGAACTCGTCCTGGGTGTAGGTCACGTAGCCCCCTACCGTGGTCGTCCGAGCAGCAGCCGTTAGCCGCCGGCGCATCGCCTTGGACATGATGAGGTGGGTTGGGGAATCGACGGCGTCGATCAGCTCGTCGAGTAGGGCCAGCGAGAGGGCGTCGCCGCCCGATGCCGACCCGGCGTCGATCAGCTGCCCGCCGGTCAGGCGCGCCTGGAGGCCGTCGAATTCACGGGGTTCGGTCTGCGAGTCGCCCTTGATGAACGCCCGCGTGATCTCGGCGGCCAGGGCCTTGACCTTCATCTGCTCATGGGTCGCCCGCTGTTCGGGCCCCATCGTGGAGACGATGAACTTGTCCACATCGAGGTCCCCCCCGGCGATCACGAGCGGCTCGACCTTGGGATTCAGGACGCCGACGGACTCCGAGTACGCCTCGTTGACGCCGCGGAAGGCAATCCCCGGGAGGGCTTGCTCTTGGTTGTACTTGAGCGCGTTGCCTGCGATGGGCTGGAACGGCAGGGTACGCAGGATGTCGGACTCACGGGCGAACATCTCAATGATCGACCGCTGCAGGACGGTGCCGCTTTCGAGTTTGGCGGCTTCTACCAGTGTGAGGGCCACGAGGCACTACTCCGCGTTGGGGTGATGCTATTGGAGCCCCATCGCACGAGCACGGGTCAGCCGTGCTGCGGGGGGCAGCTTGTCCAACTCCGCAGCCGAATCGGGTCTCCCGTCGCTGCCTTTGGCGCCGCTTCCCGCATTGCCGGTACCCTTGAAATACTTGGGCTTTTTGACCTTGAACACATCGGTGAACCACTTCTCGGGCGTCGTGCCCGTCGGGTCCCCGTCCTCATCCAGCATCACCACCCGGTTCTCCGCGTCCAGCGTGAAGTACCGCTTGGTGATCAACAGCACGTCGTCCATGTCCTCCGGTAGCACCCCAGCCTTGAGTGCTGACTCCCGGACCTTGTCGTCCAGCCGGAGGGTCCGCAGTTCGCCGAGGGCCTTGTCCCGTTCGTCCTCCAGAGCCTTGAACTTCGGCGCATTCTCCTCTTCCCACTTCTTCCGGAGCTTCTCGGCATCCGGGGGCTTCGGCTCTCCACCGGACTTCCCTTTCAGCTCATCGAGCTCGGCCTTGAGCCGCTCGATCTCCGCCGGGTCTCCAGCGGCCTGCGCCTTTCGCAGCGCCTCTTTCGTGATCTTGCGTTCGCTGTCCAGGGCCCGCTTCAGCGCCCCAACCGCGGGGTGCCCCTCGATGTCCGCGTCAAGCACAAACTTCCCGTCCTGCTCGACATAGGCCCCGCGATACCCCTCCTCGACTGCGTCCAACGACTCGACCACTCCCGCCAATTTCGCCATGCGAATCGGATCCCCCGAGTGTGGGGCGGGTCTCCCGCCCGGAACGACAAAGGCCCCCGTGGGATTGCTCCCGTGGGGGCCTCATGTGGGCCTCAACCTGCGTGCGACGCTTGCCCCTAACGTATGGGGTAAGCGGTTGGTTGGCAAGCGTCAGCGGCGACCCAGGTAGTGGCCGGGTTTCAACGTAACAGATAGTTCGGGTCTATCATGGCCAGCATATCCTCGAAGGTCCAGACCCGGTCCGTCAGTCCCGCTGCCATCGCCGGAGTCGTCTTGACGCCAGCCGCCTTGGTGAGCGTCGTATGGGGCCGAATATAGTTGTAGTGGAAGAAGTGGAGGCAGACCGCCGCCTCGTGGTTCTCGGCCTTCTTGGAGAATGCATTGGTCAACCGGGTGAACCTGCGGGTAGTGGGTCAGTTCGATTGTAACGGTTTTCAGGCGTCCGGGTCGGGGTCGCTGAACAGGTCGCCCTTCTCGGCCACCTTGCGCACGGCGCGTGGGGCTTGCTTGTAGGTGATGTTCGCCCCGGAGACGCGGGGATAGTCTATCCCCTTGCCCTCCAGGAGTTCGCCTACGGTCAGGAGTTGGAGCCGGGGATGCTTGCCCCACGACGATTCATAGAACCCAGCTGAGGCGGCCTCAGCCCGCATCGGTTTCGTGGGCCGGTCGAAGCTCAGCAGTACCCCGATCTCCGCATTTTCACGAGCGATCACGCCAGCCAAATCACGGACGTAGTTCGCATGGAGCTTCCCGGCCTTCACCGATATGACAACCTGTCGCGTCGTGTCGGTCCCGTCGTGGAAATAGAGCCGCCCGTCGATCCCCTTGTCCGCCCCTTTCTTCTGGTTGGTCGGTCGGGCTCCGACGAGCCCAAGCGCCCACCATTGGAATTGGTAGGGGTCCGTCTCGGCAAGCTCCCTGGCCCCCTCGATGGTGGTTGGCTCGCCGACAACCTCGTACTTCACCTCGTCCCCATACGCATCCCGAAGGCGGGTCTTGATAAGCCCGATAGCCAAGTGTGTCACGTCAATCCCGATCCAGCGACGACCGAGTTTCTGCGCGGCGGCAACGGTCGTTCCGCATCCGCAGAAGGGATCGAGCACCACGTCGCCTTCCTTGCTGCTCGCCTCGATGATTCTCTCTAGCAAGGCTTCCGGCTTCTGTGTAGGGTAACCCAGCCGTTCAGCGGTATTCGTCGTGAGTGACATGACATCAATCCAAATATCCTGTGGTACGATTCCCTGACCTTCGTCTGCATACTGCTTCCTCCGCGGGAACCCCGTATTGGAATAGTGGATTCTCCCTTCATCATGGAGCTTCTGCATCGTTTCTGGTAGGTACTTCCACACCCGTGTATGGCCGTTCCACTCGTACGTGAGGTTCGGCCTATCCGGATTGGGACTAGTCATCGTTTGCGAATACCACCGCCTACCGTCAGGGTCTTGGTTAGGGAATCTTTCCTCGATCTCCTCCTTCGTATATGGCTTATAGGGCGGCGAGAAGAAGTACTCCTTTGTCCTACCATAGAACAAAAGGACATCATGGACCCGTCCAAAACGAGTCTTCGCATCACCGTGTCCGGAATGATGCCGTCGCCATACGATTTCGTTCCGAAAGTTCTGGGGTCCGAAGACGGCGTCGAGGAGTAGCTTGAGGTAGTGACTCGCGGTCGGGTCACAGTGGAGATAGAGTGATCCCGTCGGCTTGAGTACTCGACGTAACTCGGCCAGGCGGGGAGCCATCATTGAGAGGTAGGCCAGCATGTCGCTGGTGCCAAGGAATGTTCGGAAGGCTCGCAGGACATCGGCGACGGCGCCACCCGCCTCGACCGTATTCTCATAGCTCCCCGCTGCTGCCTGATCCCACTGCCAGGTATCCTCGAACGCCTGAATCTGCGCG